CTCAAGACCCTCAATGCCCAGGGCCGCGAGGTCAACACCTGGGGCTTGTCCCCCAGGTTGCGCGATAAAATCACGTCGGGCAAGCTGCTGGCCCAGTCCCAGGACGCCGGTCACGACGCACCGGCCCCCGCTGCGCCCCTGCCGGTTGAAAGCCGTGAAGATGAGGCGCCGGCCCGGGCCCCGGAGACGCCCAGGGGGGCACAGACAATTCGTGAGCTAATGTGGTCCGTTCCCGAATACGCCGCCCTTAAGCGGCCTATCGACCGGATTGACGAACCTGACGCGCTACCGGAGCGGGCCTGTAAGGCGCATGGCTTGCCCCAAGGCTTCACGCTTGCGGAGCCCGACAAGCCAATCGAGACTCCGCAACCAATCCAGGCGGCCGCCACTTACATCCACTATCACCACCTACCCGAACGCTGGCTGCCGGAGCTGCGCCTGCGCCTGCTAGGCTGTGACGGACGCGACGACCCCGTTATCACTCTGCGCGTCAACACCGAGGGAGCAGGGGCCTTCTGGTCTTTGGAGACCCGCGGCGTTATCCCCTTCGACCAAGGAGAAGCGGCATTCCTCCCCCATCTTGGCGACGCCCTGTGCCAGTTCATCGATGCCCTGTATCCCTACGGCGTTAAGCCTGGGGCGAAGTGACCATTTGGGTGATGTCGCCGAAATGGTGCAAGTCTTGATGTTGATGAACATGCAGGAAGCGGCCCCATGACCCCACCCCCACCCCCGCCACGGAACATCCAGAGGAACCATGAATGAGCTGGCTCTATTCGCAGGCGCTGGTATAATGAAGCTATTTATTCAGGAGGCTTCATGGAAACCAAGCGATGCAGCAAATGCGGTAACGATCTGCCGCTATCTGCGTTCTACCCGCGCACAGGCGCAAAGTCATACCACTCGGCCTGCAAAATATGCGAGCGCGCAATGGCAAAGGACTGGTATGAGCGCAACAAGGACAAGGCAACAGCCAAGGTCAAGGAGTGGCGGCAACAAAATGGCGATGCCGTCAAGCAGTACCGGGCCGACAACAGGCAGAAGCACTACCGGCAAGAGCTTGTTAGGAAATACGGTGTCGAGCCGACATGGTTTGATGAGCAGCTACAGCACCAGGGCAATGCGTGCGTGTGCTGCAAACGCCAATTCCAGTGGGGCGATAAGCAAACCACGCCGCATGTCGATCACTGTCACGATACTAAAGAGATTCGCGGCATTCTCTGCAACCGATGCAACACCGTTCTTGGCTTGTGCGAAGACGACGACAAGTTGCTATTCATTTTGGCGGGGTATTTGAGGAAATGTCATGGCTGATAAGCCGGGCGCTGATGGAGGATTGCGCGAACTCGCACTCTTCGCGGGCGCTGGAGGCGGCATACTCGGCGGCCACCTCCTCGGCTGGCGCACCATCTGCGCTGTCGAACATGACCCCTATGCCGCAAGCGTATTGTGCGCCCGCCAGAATGACGGCCTTCTCCCGCCTTTCCCGATTTGGGATGACGTGCGCACCTTTGACGGACGGCCATGGCGCGGACTTGTTGACGTGGTATCTGGCGGCTTTCCCTGCCAGGACATCAGCGCCGCCGGCAAGGGCGCCGGCATCGGCGGCGAGCGATCCGGCCTCTGGCTGGAAATGGCGCGAATCATCGGTGAAGTACGACCCCGCTACGTATTCGTGGAAAACTCGCCAGTTCTCACTTCTCGCGGACTCGGAATTGTTCTCGGCGACCTGGCCGCCCTGGGGTTTGATGCGCGATGGGGAGTGCTGGGAGCTGCCGATGTCGGCGCGCCCCACCTTCGCGAGAGAATCTGGATTCGAGCGGAAAGGCGAGCAGAGCAACCGTGCTGGATACCATGCCCTGACTGCGGTGAGTTCTGGTGCAACCTCCATGATATGCACGCCTTCGAGTGCGAGTGCCCGCCCGTCGATGAGTGGCGGACTGATCCGTATTCCGACCCCATGTTCATCGGATTGGAAGATTGCGAGCGCGAATGGACAGCGGAGACGTCAGCTTTCGGACCCGGAGATTGGAGCGATCCCTCCAGGTGGCAGTCTGAACCCGACGTGGGTCGAGTGGCTCATGGGGTGGCCGCTCGGGTGGACCGACTTAAGGCCATCGGCAACGGGCAGGTGCCGCAATGCGCGGCCATGGCCTTCACCCTCCTGGCCGATGACTGACCCCTCATGACCCCACCCCCACCCCCGCCACGCCAGCCCGTCCCGCGCGGGCGGGGGCTGCATTTTTGCGGTAGCACTGGCCAGCCGGGCGGGGCGGGGTTAGACTCCCTCGCTCGCCTCCTCCTGGCCCTCGCCGCCGATGACCGCCAGCCCCCAGTTAGCCTGCCTTTATCTCCGCAGTTCAAAGGATCGCCATGATTTGAGCATCGATGCCCAGCGGCGGGCGCTCCACGATTACGCCCGCGAGCAGGGCATGGCGGTGGTCGCTGAATACGCCGATGCCGCGGAACACGGGCGGGACGACGACCGCCCCGGCTTCCAGGCCCTGCTGACCGCCCTGCGCGCCACCGGCCGCCCCTGGGGCGCCCTCCTCGCCCTCGATACCTCGCGCATCGCCCGCCGTCGCCATCTCGCCCTCATCTTCGAGCACGAATGCAGCAAGGCCAGCGTGCGCCTCTGCTACCAGTCCGTGCCGGACACCGACCCCATCACCGCCATGCTGTTACGCTCCATCCTCCAGGCCATGGACGAATGGCACTCCTTGACCAGCAAGGCCAAGGGCCTTGCCGGCATGGCTGAAGCCGTGCGCCAGGGCTGGCGCGCCGGTGGCCAGGCGCCGCGCGGTTATCGCCTTGACCACCAATCGAGCGGCGTCATGCGCGACGGCCAGCCGGTCATGCGCTCCCGCCTGCAACCCACCGCCGAGGCACCGGCCATCGCCGCCTACCTGCGCGCGCGGGCGGCGGGGCAAAGCCGTGGGCTGGCCAGCCAGGCCGCCGGCATTACCGGCGACCTCAACGGCCTGGAATGGCAGGCGCTGACCTATGCCGGTCACACGGTGTGGGGCATGCACCACGAGCACCGGCCCGGCGGTTATGTCGGCGGTCACAAGCGGCGCCCGCGGGCGGACTGGCAGGTCACGCGCGACACTCATGAGGCCCTGATCAGCGATGCCGAGGCCGAGGCGATCCTGGCGCAACTGGCGGCCCGCGGCGGGCGGCGCACGCGGGCCGGCGAGCGGCTTTACCTGCTGTCCGGCCTGCTCCAGGATCCCCAGGGCGCGGCCTATGCCGGGGAGACCTGCAAGGGGCAAGCCTTCTATCGCCTCGGCAAGGGCGCGCGCATCGCCGCGCGCTTGGTGGATGGCGCCGTGTTGGATCAGGTCTTTGCCGACCTCGCCGCCCCTGCCACTGCCAGCGCCATCGCCGCATCGATGCGCGCCCAGGCCAGCCCCACGCACCCGCCCGCCGACCCAGCCGCCCTGCGCCGCCAGCTCGCCGCCCTGGATGCCAAGATCAGCCGTCTGGTGGCGCTGGTCGCGGAGGACCAGGAGGCCGCCCCCGCCTATCGCCGCGCCATTGCCGCCATGGAAACCGACCGCGCCCGCCTGGCAGAGGACCTCGCCACCGCCACCAGCGCCCGCCAACAGGCCAACGTCATCCGCGCCTGGACGGCGGGCGATGTGACCAAGTTACTGGGAGAATTGCGGGAGGCCCTGGCGGCGGACCTGGCCGAGGAGCGTTTAGGCGATGTGCGGCAAGCCCTGCATGGGCTGATCGAGCGGATTGTCCTGGACCTGCCCAGCCGTGACTGGGCAATCCATTACAAATTGTGCGCCGGGGTAAAGGTGGCGTCCCCACGGGGCCGCCCCGTCGCCCCGGTAACCTGGATCAGCCGGGGGCGGGTGGCTAGGCGGCGCCTGGCTTAACCCTCACCCGGCCAGCCAGTCTTGATCTCCTCTGCCAGAGCATCCAAGTCCGCCTCGGGATCTTCGATCATGGCCCGCAAGGCGCTGCTGCGATCATGGCACGCCTGGCCATGGGCGGCGAGGGCGCCCTGCATGGCCATCACGCCCGCCGCATCGAGCGGCATGTCGTAGCCATCGGCACAATGCCATTCGGTGGCGAAGGGCGCCCCGACCAGGTTGGCGGTGAGGGCGGTAGTGGCGGCGTTGGCGATGCGCAGGATCGAATCCCGGTCTGAGTCAAATGGGTGGCCGTTGTAAACGAAGCCACTCGTCTCGGCGGCGGTGCGGGCAGCGCGGCGGGCCGCGTGCAGCCGCTCCCGAATGATGGCGCGATGCTCGGCGCTGGGTGGATCGGGGATATTACCCGCCGCTAGCCAGGCCATGTATTCCAGATAATCGGGGTTTTGACTGTCGGCGCTGCCGACGCTAAACCGTACATCATCAGGCTGCTTTGTCACCCAGTTTTCGTGAGACAGTTGATAACGGGTCATGCGTAGATACCTCCCGAAGCTACGGAGCCAGCGGCATCGCCAGGCAGAAAATCGGCGCCGCCAAATGTAAAGATAATGCCGCCCGCCCTGGCTGAATAACGCGGGCCAGTGGCCGAACCGGAAAAGCTATAGCTGTTCAACTTGGCCTTGCCGCCAATATCGGCAAACACAAAAGCAATGTTCCATGATGGAGTGTTGGTCAAAGTAAGCTGGCCGGAGCCTATGGCCACAGCCCCCTCCCGTACATCCAGATGATAGCCGGCCGTGACGTTGCCGGAGATAGTGTAGCCCTCATAATTGCTAATAATGGCGCCCGCGGTGGCTCTAATGTGCGCTAAGGAGGCTAGACCAAAATCCAGTTTGCGCAGATAAAGGAACGTGGTGGGGCCGCTGGACGATATGCACATCTGCCCACTGGCATCACAGACGAGTTTAAGCCCTTCCAACCGATAGGTCCCGCTGGCAACTGCCATTATCACAGTGCCACTGTAACTGCTAGAGGTATTGGTCAGCACATAGTCGGCTGGCGTGGTCAAACTGCCTGTCAGGATAATAATGCCGCCGCCGGTGGCGTAGGACTTGAGAATTATAGCGGTGTCCGTGTCATAAGTGCCGGCCGCGATTCTGATGGTGATGTTGTGAATGCTCAGATGATAGCCAACGGCTACATCAATCGCCTTCTGAATCGTCAAAAAGGGCGAGCCCGATGATGTGCCCGAATTGCTGTCGTTGCCGGTGGTGGCCACATACAAGCTCAGGCCGGCCGTCAGCATGGGTACCCGCGTATTGATCTGCGTCTGCACCGCCGAAGTAACGCCATCCAGATAGCCCAGCTCCGTCATGCTCACCCCCGCCGGCCAATCGCTGTGACTGCCGGTGGTGTGACTGGATGGCGTGCGGGCGTCGGTTAGCCGCGTGTCGTTGCCATAAACCACTTCGGTAGCGGAGGCGTTGCCGGTGGCGGGGATATTCTTGCCCGCCGCCGTGCCTATCGTCAGCGGAGCCGCCGGACCCGTCAGCGCGCCGGCACCGGCGATGAAACTTGATGCTGACGCGGCGCCCACATTGGCCGCGCTCGGCATGGCGTGAACGTGATCCCGGCGTGCCGCCACTACCGCCGTGCCCGGGCCAACCGAGCCCAACGCGGCAGGGTTGGTGGTGTCGAACAGCGCCTTGTCACTGCGCACCGTCTCGCCGTTGCCAATCGCCAACACACTGACCAGGCCGGACGCGGGCGCCGTCGCTTTGGGCGCATACCCGTGTGCTGTGGTGCTGGCGTTGCCCGTCGCCACGTCGGTGAACGTGATTGTCGTTTCGGCCTGGTTATGCGCCGTGGGTGTCCTGGCGTCACTCAACCGCGCATCGTTGCCGGCGCAGAAGTTGGTTGCCCCAGTGCCGAATGCCCCCACCGTCAACGCGCCGCTTGTGGTCGTGATGATTGGCAGGTTGGCCGTCGAGCCGATAGCGCCCGCCGACGTGATGCTGCCATGGGCGTGCGATGCTGCCGCGAAGTCGCCCGTGGCCGCCGCCGCTGCCGTGCCTATCGTCAGCGGCGCCGCAGGGCCGGTCAGCGCACCGGCGCCAGCGATGAACTTTGTCGCCGCCGCAAAGTCCGTGGTGGCCGCCGCCGCCGCCGTGCCCAGGGTAGGCAGTCCAGACAGATTGGCGTAGGCGATCTGCGCCCCGTCACCGCCGCTGTGGTCGTGGCTGTCGCCGTTCGTGACGCCGGCCGCCGAGGCTGCCTTGCCATTCAGTTGGGACTGGATAGCGGACGTAACCCCGTCCAAATAGCCGACTTCGGTCATGCTCACGCCGACCGGCCAGCTTGTGCCATAGACGATGGAGACCGCATCATCCCGAGCCGCCTCTGCCCCTTGGCGCGCCGTAGTGGCCAGCCCCGCCTGAGTGGTGGCGATGCCGGCCTGCGTGGTGGCGATCCCCGCCTGCGTCGTGGCGATGCCCGCCTGGGTGGTGGCCGTACCCGCCTGCGTCGTGGCGGTGCTGGCATGGCCCGAGGCGGTGCTGGCATGGCCGCTGGCGGTATCGCGGGCGCTTTCGGCGCTGCTCTTGGCGCTTTGCGCGGCCACCTTGTCATCGTTGACGGTGGTGGCGGTGCTGTTGGCTTGCCCGGCCCAGGTATTCATCTGGGTTTGCATGGTTGGCAGGGCGCCGAGGAAGCTATCGGCCCGCGCGTCAAAGTTGTCTGGGTCGGCGCGGCTCGGTGGCGTGGGCAGGACGGTGATGGATTGGGAAATAGCCATGGGGGCCTCGCTCAGATCAGGGATTGGACGCGCAGATCGCAATAGGATTTGCTGGCCAGGGCCAGTGAAATCTCGAAAGACTCGAAAAAGCCGAAGACCAGCAGGCTTTCGTAATTCGATCCGCTGTTATTCAGGTCGTAAAGAACCGGCGTGGCGCGATACTTGGCCAGCTCGCGCCGCACGGCATCCACCTGCACGCTGTCGAGGATCATCTGCGCCGTGACGGTATCGGCATAGGGCCGCTCCAGCAGATAGGTATTGCCGAAGGCATCCGTTTCCTTGGTCGAATAATCCTGAATGCCGATAGTAGGGGCATAGAGGGTCTCGCCCAGGTAGCGCGAGCGGCCAATCAGCACCAGGCCCAGGCCCACATCGGTGCCGGCGGATCCGGTCAGGGTGATGGTAACAGTGGCCGTAGCGTAGAAAATGGCCGGGTCCAGGATGAGGGCGGCGCGGCCGGGTGTATCGTCGCCGAATATGCCGGGGACTACCGACAGGGCGGCGAGGTTGTCCTCGTCCTCGCCAAAGAAATACTGATCCCAGTCTTCGGCGTTGCCAGAAATGTCAAACGTCTCATCATAAAGAGTGGTAGCACCGTATTCGATCAAAACATTGGCAGAATGGGCACCGGTGATATTGAGCAGGGCCACGGTGGTAAAGAAGGCGCCGGGGATGACCGTAAACACCAACTCCTCGTCGATCAGGGTTTGCGAGCCGGTCTTGCCGTCGAACATGGCGCGGGCATTGGCCGGCCCCAGGTCCAGCCAATCAATGCCGCCACCAATGGCCGGCGTGGTGCCGGTATGGGTCGTCAGCGCCTCAAACTCGTGATAGACCAGGCTACTGGTCGGGTCGTATTTGACCTTATCACCAGGGTCGTACTCGGTGGCGACGTTCCACTCATCGTAAGTTGATTCCGTTACGTTGCTATTAGTCAGGGTCAGTGCCAGGGGCTTGGTGACTTTCACGGCGTAACGACCTCCACCTGTTGCGGCACCACCTCACGCTTGCGTTCGCGGCGGTTGTGCTCTTTCAATTCGCCGATTTGGCTGGCGCCGATCTGCTGGTTATCGCGGCGCAGTTCCTTCAGCTCCGCGTGCAGCTCCGCTAGGGCCTGGCGCAATTCGGCGGTATCGGGCGCCTCGCGGCCCAGGCGGTTGATGGGCTCTTGCAGGATGGCGGTGACGGTGTTGCCATCGCCCAGCGGGATGACTGCCTCGCGACCGTGCAAGGTGGCACCGTAGCCAGACAGGGGGCCCTCGGCGATGCCGCCGGTGGCGTAGCTCATGCCGGTCAAATTTTGCGCCACGGCTTTGGTATTAAGGTAATCCTTCTGGGTGTAATAGAATGTTTCGTACAGCCAATGCAGCTCTTCCATCTGCCTTTTTTGCTCGGCATCAATCGATGCTAGCTTGAATGTTGCGGCCTCCTGCTGGTCAATCATGCCATCGCCATTGGCGTCCACGGCCCAGATCAGTTGTTGGATTTGTGAATTAGTGGCCAGGCCATTTAGTCCTGTTCGTAATTCAGAATAGGTCAACAGGCCGTCCGTATTCTGGTCCAACGTGTTGAAATAGCCCGACAGATTGGTAGCGATCTTGAATGGTATTAGCTCGGTGGCGGACAGCAACTGATCCGCGTTGAGGTCGAGTGCATTCCAGAATCCCTGCAAGACGCTATCCGTGGCCCGCCCCGCCATGCCGCTCATGAATTCGGTCTTGGTCAGCATCCTGCTACTGTCGGTGTCCATCTTGGCAAACAGGATATTGGAGTCCGACACCAGTTGATAACGCATGGCCTCCAGCTTGGTGATAATGCCGTCATCGTTTTCGTCCATGAGCGCCATGAGGGCGCGAATCTGGGCATTCGTGGCCAGAGGCCCAAGCCCGGCCTTGAGTTCGTCGAAGGTCAGCAGTCCGTCGAGATTGGCATCCAGCAGGTCGAACATGCCGGACAGGTTCTGGGCGATCTTGAGCGGCATGGCCTCCAGGGCGGACAGCACGCCGTCGCCGTTGGTGTCCAGCATATTGAACAGGGCACGCAGTTCGGCATCGGTGGCAATGCCGACCAGGGCGGCTTGCATCTCAGCAAATGTGATCAGCCCATCCATATCGGCATCCATGCGCAGCACGCCCTCGCCGATAATCTCCGCGATGGCAATCAGCCGCTCAACATCGAACGTCAGGGCAGCGTTGTTGTCGTTGTCATTGGCAATCAGGGCGGCGGTGTTGTCCTGGGAGACGTACTCGGCGGAAGGGAAAGACTCGTCAATGATGGTTTGCAGGGCTTCGAGCATCAGCTCTTCGGTGGTCTGCTGGTCTTCCGCCAGCCGCTCCAGTTCCACCAGATCGGCGCGGGTGCGGTAGGCATTGCGCTGGTATTCCTCCAGGGTCTTAAACTGGGCGGATGCGTCTTGCGTGACGGTTTCCAGGTAGGGAGCGAGGGCTTCCAGGTCCGGCAGGGTGCCGCCACGCGCGGCGGAGAGGGCCTGCGTGATCTTCTCTTGCGCCTCGGCCCGCAGGGAGACACGGGTAAGGGGGGTGTCGATATAAATGGCATCAATGGCCGATTGCAGGGCATCGCGCAGGGTCTGCAAGGTGCCGACGATTTCCCGGATGGCGTCATACTGCTCTCGTGCCGCCTCCTGGCGCTGATCAAAGGCTTCGCGGGCGGCGTCTTGCGCGGCATTCCAAGCCTCGCGGGCCGCTTCTTCAGCTTGGCGCGACGCCTCGGCGGCGGCCTGGGCCGCCTCTTCCGCCAGGCGGTCAGATTCTATCTTGGCGGCGTTGGCATCCTCGACGGCATAGATCATCAGCAACAGGGCCCGCCCGCCATCGCTGACGGCCGCTGCTAGCTCGGCTTGACGCTTAAGCTGGGTCACCATGGCATCGTCGCCCGCCGCCGCATACAGGCGCTCGATCAGGCTGGCCCGCTCGGCCGCCGCCGCCGCCGCATCCTCTAATTCCCAAAGGACCTGGTAAAGATTGCGCAACTGGGCGGCCGTCTCCGGCGTCTGGTTGGCAATGGCCTGCTCCAATTCAAGTAGGCGGGCGCGGTTCTGGGCCCCTGCCGGGTCTTGCAAGTCGGCAATGCGCCTTTGCAGGTCAGCGATGCGATCAGCCATACCCTCCACGGCCGGCCCGACCCCCTCAATGGTGCCGCCCAGCGTGGCCAGGCTTTGATCCAAAATGATAAAGGCGCCTGAGATGGCCATGGCGGAGACATAAGCCGCCTGGCCGGCAGCGGTTGACAGGTCCAGCCCCTCGACATAGGCGCGTAGCCCAGTCGATGATGCCACCAAAGCCGCCCCGGTTAAGCCTTGCGCCTCGTTCCATTTGGCGATGGTCGCCAAGGACTGATCGCGCGTAACGGCGGCGCGTTCTTCCTCCGAAAAGAAGTGCTGATAATAGGCCGTTTGCTGGGCAATCAAGCTTTGCATATTGCCGCCCGCTGCTTCAGCGGCGGATGCCAGTTCCCGTGACAAGTCAACGAAGGCTTGGCCGGTCACTGCCAGTTCACCGCCCGTCAGCAGGGCCGCCTGCTCCAGGCCGGTCAGGTTGACCAGCAATCGCTGCACGCTGACGGCAGTAGCTTCTCCGGCAATAGCGATGCTCTTGGCATAATCAAGCAACTGCAACGCGGCATCGCCGGTATCGGCACTCAGGCCCAGCACGGCGCCCAGATCGGCATCTTTCATCATTTTGGCCGACTCGAACAGCAGCGCCGTAGTCTGCATCGCCGCTTCAATTTGGGCGGCCATCTCCTCGGCGGAGCCGGTTAACTCGCCCAGGACGCGATTGAAAATCACGCCGATGTCGTCGCCGGTATTTGCTGCCACATCCGAAATGGCATCCACAATCGCTTTGAGGGCCGCGGCCGTGCCCTTTTCAAACTTGCTGCCCCAGATGTGCGGCCACTTGGCCAGCTCATCCTCCACTTTCTTGGCCAGCTCAGGACCATAAAAGTTAGCGAGGGCATCTGAAACCTTGGCCAGACCTTCATAGACTTCCATGTATTCCATGGCGTCGATGTTTTTTGAGCCTTGATCGGACAAGCCGAAATTTAGGCCAAACGAGCCTTTGGCATAGGCCCCATCCTTGCCATCTTCCAGGTCTTTATAGCGCCCGCCGGTGGAGGCCATCAGGCGGCCATAACGCGGTTCGTCATTGCCGAACAGGGAACCGAGGCCGCCGCCACCGATGCCGCCTAGCAAGCCGCCAAGCGCGGTCAGCGCCCAGCCAGCGGGGCCGGTTAAAGCCAGTCCCCCGGCCAGGGCGGACCCGCCGATAGAACCCGCCGTGCTACCGACAGTTGATCCGATGCCACTATAGCCTTTGCCACCAAATAGCAGGCTGCCGGCCAGGCCGCCTAGCATGGCGCTGCCGCCCAATACCCAGTTAGGAGTATTGGCAATACCGGACAGCCAGCCTGCCGGCTGCATGGGGCCTAATGCGCTGGCGTTGCTGCCGCCCAGACCTAAATTAGACAGGCCCGACGCAATGCCGGAGCCCATGCTATTGCCGCCCAGCCATGAGCCGATGCCGCCCAAGCCGCCCATGCCGCCCGTGGTGCCGCCCGCGGCGCTGGCTGCGCCGGGGGCCATGGCGGTGGTAATGGAGACGACCAGCGGGCGTGTGAGCAAGGCGTGAGCCATCTCGGCCAGCCAGTTGAGCAGCATGTCCTTGATGTTGTCGAAGGTGTTACCGGTGCCGGTAATCAGGTCCTTCCACATGCTGGCGAACATATCGTCAATGCGCTCGACGGCCCGCTCCCAGGCTTTCGAGAAGGCGCTGCTTTCGGTCTTGGCCTTGTTGGCGGCTTCGGCCTGATCCTTGGCCAGGCCGGCCATGATGGTCGATGCTTCCTCCGCCGACAGGGCGACGGAGCCAGGACCGCCAGCCAGGGCGGCGGCGACGGCCTTTTCGGCTTCGGCATAGTCTTCCGCGGCTTTGCGCGCGGGTAGGTAGCGATCAATGAGGGCCTGCACGGCGCGGTTGGTGTCGTCCAACGCCTGCTTGTGTTCACGTTCGGCGGCGGTGGCTGCCTTGGTGGCAGCGGAGGCGCCCTTGCGGGCTTTCGCCTTGCCTTCGGTGGCTTTCGTCAGGCCAATCTTGGCTTCCGTTTGCGCCTTGGTCAGGGCCAGCATGGCCTTTTCCTGGGCGGCGGCGCGGCTTTGATCGGCGGCTAAATCGCGCTCCAGCTCCGCATAATCGGCCTCTTGCTGCGCCAGCCAGGTAATCTGACCAGCCTTTTTTTGCAGTTCCTCATTCAGGCCCTGGGTGGTCTTGGTGAGCTTGATGCCGGCGTTGGCCAGGTGGTCTTCGTATTTGATGTTTTCCTGGAGGTAGCCAACCAGGCGATCAAAGCTAGGCGCGGTGCGGGTCTCCCAGGCAATGGCAATCTCGGCAATGATGGCGCCGATGGTGGTGCCAGCGGCTTTGAACAGGCTGATAAGCCCGTTGACGGTGGCGGTGGCCTTGTCAATGAGCCAGTCCATCCCGCCTGTCCAGGCCGTCTTGATAAAGGATGTGGCGCTTTGAAAGTCGATCCCCATGCCCGCTGTTGCCTCGGCAAACCATCCGGTAAAGGACTGCCACAGGCTTTGGGTCAGTTCGGTCGTAATCTCCCAGGCGGCGCGGATGGTGGCGCCGACCGTGGTTGTTTCGTCGCCTAGGGTAATGGTCTCGTCACGCAGGGCGTAGATGGCGCCGGATAGGGCGGCAATGGCCACGGCGGCGGCGACGTAGGGGTTGACGGCGACCAGGGCGTTAAAGATGGCTTGCGCGGCGGCGGCGGTATTGATGGCAACCGCCAGGGCGGCCACGCCGGTGGCGGCGCCGATGGCGCCATTAAGGGCCATCAGCCAGCCATCCAAATCGCCACTGGCCAAGGCGGCG